TGATCCAAACCTCTTTTTTTAATATCCTCGTCTATGGCATAGCAGGTTTTTATTTTAAGTCGATGAGAATAGGGCTGGTTGTTGAGCGCACCGTAAACGCCATCATTAATGAATACCAAGCAATCATTGGTATCAACGCTAGCTAAGCAACGGCTCCATAACTGGCTGCTAAAAGGCGATTGGTTAATGGTGTGACAAATGGTTTGTGTCATAATCGTTCAGGCTTAAAAGCTCAAAATAATATCGTGAGTGCGTAAGGTGTTCTCGAAAGTTTCTTTATCTAAGCAATCGACGTCCATCGATAATTGCTCAGCACTTACACCTCTTAGTGTTAACGAATCATTGCAGGCATACACCTGTTCTATATCGTAAAGCGATAAAGCACTTCCGTAAGGTGATTGCTGCAAAATATAGGCAATTTTTTTAGTGCTCATCTAGGTGGCTCCAAAACTCATCACGCGGTCACAGTGTTGTGTCATTTCGATTAAATCACCCAAGCCAACAAGATTGAAGTGCTTATTGATCGAGCTTGTATCTTGCTCATAGCGCTGTGCCTCTTCAAGGGTAAAAATGCCACGCTTAACACCGGCTGCCACGCAAATACATAAATCACAGTTTGTTTGCTGTTTTAATTCTACCCAAGCCTGAGTCAAATCCAATTCATCTTGGGGGCTTTGGGCGAGTGCCGAGCCATGTTTTTTGTGGGTTTTATAGGCGAGTGAATTACTCGTCGCCCATTACGCCTAGAATGTGTAAAAGGCTAGTGAACAGATTGTAAATGTTCAGGTAAAGCGAAGTCGTTGCCATAATGTAGTTAGTTTCACCGCCATTCACGATACGGCTGGTGTCATACAAAATGAAACCCGACATCAATAACACGATAAGGCCGCTAAACGCTAAGCTTATGCCCGAGATGTTAACGCCAAACATGCCAGCAACAAACATGGCAAGCATACCCACTAGCGCCACAATTAAGCCCGTCATCAAAAAGCCGCCCATAAAGCTAAAGTCTTTACGGGTCGTTAGTACATAGCCAGATAAGGCGAAAAACACTAAAGCGGTGCCGCCAAGTGCCTGAACAACAATAGAACCACTGCCATTAGCGACGTAATGATTCAGTACTGGACCAAGGCCCGCACCTAGTAAGCCTGTAAAGGCAAAGACCACTAATATGCCTTTGGCTGAATTGGCCGTTTTAGGCAATACTAACCAGATCAGTGCTAGGGCACCGATGCTACAAACAATACTTGCACCAAAAGGCATGCCAATCGCCATTGAAATGCCTGCAGTAATCGCGCTAAACAGTAGTGTCATCGCCAGTAGAGTGTAAGTATTGCGCAGTACCTTGCTGGTCTCAGTAGAGCTAACGCCAGCGTTGGTCGCGTTTTGTTGATTATAGATATCTTGCATAGCTGTCTCCGAGCTGATTAATTGAGTTAATCTATTTAATGGCAAACTATCCGTGCCATCAACTTTTGTAATATTGAGGCAAAGCCATAAATTTAAAGTCTTATAGTATGTAATTTACGTCAAGGAAACAATAAAGATTGTTCAAATTTCGTAAAAGATAGGTGTTTTTACGATTGTAAAACCTTTATGGCGGAGAGGCAGGGATGCAACAACCAATTTAAGTAACTGAAATACATAGCTATTTTATTTTAATTTTTAAAAAGCCCCCAAATAAGCCCCATGCTGTGGGTTATGCGGCTTGGCTTTCTTCTAGGTCTTCGACCCATTGATTTAGTGTTGTTAATTTGTATCGCACGGTTTTTTTGGTTAGCTTGACCCATTCGGGGGCTTTTCTGCCGAGCAAAAGCCCGGTGCATCGTGAGTTGTCGATGGCGCTTTTGGAGACTGAGAGCACATTCGCAGTCTCTTGTGTTGTGAGTAGCATTTTGCTGTCTGTGTTGGCCGGCTCGCGCATTATTTTCCTCTTTCTCCGTGTTGAGAGGGTGTGAATTTTTTGTTGTTCATATATCGCCTATGTCTACTATTTTTGTCCCGATTGCGCCATTGTTGAGGAATGAATCCCTTTAAACATAGTGTTATAGGTCGTTAATTTCGGCTTCGGTTGTAATTTTTTCTAACAGCCCGTTTTTAGCCAAAGCCTTAAGTGTTTTGCAATAATCCTGTAAAACTCTGAGGTATCCATTGCTTAGCTGGCTGTACATCTCCAGAAGCTCATCGTAATCTCTTTCGCTTTCTGCATTTTGCTTTATATTTATTTGCTTCTGTAGCAATAAGTCATGTTCAAGAATATTAATTTTTTCCACTGCGCTAGGCTCATTATTTTCTTGGTCAATGAGCTTGCTTGAGATTGAAGCAGCCGCCTTATTAACGGGTGCTCGTCCTTCTAGTCTTTGCCATGGGGATGTCATTTTCTCACCTATAACAACAATTTCAATTTGACGGACTAAAGCCGCACTTCGTTTTAACTATTTACCGCCTCAAATTAAACAGCGGTTATACAGACTTTAGCTGCTCGATTGCCTCAAGTGCTTGCTGGTAGTGTGTCGGGCATTCAATACTATCTAATAGATGATTAATTACCGCATCTCTATACGCCAGCTCTGCCGCAATATCGCTTTTGTCGTGCAAGCCTTCTACAGTCATAGCTTGCGCATGTTTAATGTAGTAATTACCTAACTTGTCTAGTTTGTAACCGTTACGCTTACTGTATAACAACTCACTTCTGTCGGAACTCGCTTGCTTTTCTCGTTTCTCTGGCATGTTCATGTCTTCATAAATCCTACTTATCTTTAAAGTTTTCACTGTCATCTGCTCGTCCTCAAAGTTCAGGGTTATATTTCTTTGTTGTTCATACAATTTTTAATTGCCTCTATCAATTCATATCCATCTACAACCATTTCGTCGGTATCTATGAGGCTGATTTTCACAGAGTTTCTAAATGTTGAATCACTATAAACGCCCATATCATCAAGATCGCCATCGGCGTTTTTCTTATGATTTTTTAATAAACAACTAACCCTCATAATCTATCTCCTAAAAACATAACAACTCGCTCTTTCTGAAAATTTCCGCTTCGCTCCAATTTCAGCAAAGCTAGGGGTTATACGTGTTCGTCATCCGGTATCGGGCAGAAGCGTTTTGTTTCATCGGGAATTAAATTTATTCCAAATGCAATATCCGTATAGTGGCCACAGTCGCCATCATCGACCAGAACAGCAAAGCTGTTAAACTCATAGTGCTCTCTGTATTCTTCTATCTCGCTAATATCACACCACTTTGTTTCCATGATTTTTCCCTATTAACTCGTATAAAAGCGCATTCAATCGGGGCTGCGTCGCGGCGCTCCTTCCCTTGTTAATGCAGGTTTATGTGTCTTGATGCGTTGCTGGCTTGCCTTCTTTAAATTGCAAGTCATGGACAATATCCGTGTGGCCCTCTTCATTTTTCGCTTGCTTGTCGTTTGGTTTGCTTATTGTTGTCAATAAGATAAAAATGGCTAATAAAAAAAGCATGTCCAGGGCGATGCTGATAAGCATAAATTCTTTCATTTTGTTGGTTTCCTTTAGCTGGCTTGGTCGAATAGTTGATCGAGTTCGGCGAGGGCTTTTTCTTTGGCTTCTTCGCTGAGTTGTTTTTCTTCTTCGCTGAGTTTTGGCTCTGGTTTGTGTTGCTGTTGTTCAAGTTTTTGTTTGAGTGTGGATAGCCTAAAGTCTTTCTCAAATAGTATGCGTTCGATAATGGCTAGCCCCTCACTGGTGAATACGGCGAACCGGTAGGCTTGTTGTTCTTGTTTTTGGCCTTTGGTGACTAGGTATTGGTTTTCTGCTATTCGTGCCCAGTGTTGTTCTCGCACCCATTTTGGGGGTTTGTTGTGTATTGGGTCGTGGGGTTTTGCGGTAAAGCCTGTGCCTAAAAAGCCGCTTTTTCTGAGCGAGTCGAGCAGCTTTTTTTTGCTTATGCGATCACTTTGTTTTTTGCCGAGGTTGATGGCAGTTAGCAGTGTGTCGGCGGTGTATTCGCCGCTGTCGCAAAGTTTTAGCTGTTCTTCTCGTTTCATTGTCGTCTCCGCTGGCTTGTTTGTTCAGGCAAAACGGTTAAGTTTGGGCAATAAGTGTTTCGCGGTATGGCTGCTTTTGATCCAATCGCCGTTTATCCAGCAGAACATTTTTTCTCGCGTACTCGGTTTGGTGCCGGGCTTGTATAGGATGTTGCGGTATATGCCTAGCGCGTCTGCCGGTGCGTTTTGGGGGCGCAGGGGTTTGGCGGTTTTTTTGGTGACGATGATTTTGTCGGCATTCTCGCCCCAAATTTTTTCTTGAGTGGTGCCATAGAATTTTGCGATAAATTGCCTGCGTGGTTCTGTGGGCAGTTTGTGGCCGTTTTCGTAGTTGTATAGGCTGGTGGGCGATATACCCATTTGCTCAGCGGCTTTGCTGCTGAATTGATTGCCGCGTAGGTTTTTTAGCCTTTTGCCTGCTTCTTTTAGTTGTGCTTCGTACATGGTTAGGCCGCTATTTCGATGGGTTGTTTTTTTAGCTCGGGGATTAGCGCGCTAATTTTGTCGTGGTATTGCTCTAATGTGCCGTGGTTTTTTATTTTTAGGTCGCCGAGTGCGGGCTGAAATGCCAGGGGCACTTCGGTAATGTCTTTGTCTTGGTTTGTGCTTCTGCCGCCAATGATGTGCAGGATGACGCCGCCTTTTTCGCGTAGCCAGTGCGCCTCGTGTTCTAGGCGTATGTCGCTGATAATGTAGTTGGCGATAAAGGGGTGTTGTGCAATTTTTGCCTCGGTGTGGCGTATAATTTGATAGAGGTCTTTTTTGCGCAGTTCGCGCCCTGCGTTTTGCATGAGTTTGCGCACGGTGGTGTGTTCGGGTGTGACGTGCCGCCACTGCGTACCGCTCACGGTTATTTTTTGGTGTTTTTCTTTGCGTAAAAATTCTTCGTGGGTGATGTCGAGCATGAGTGCGCAGAGGTTTGTGACACACTCGGCAAGTGCGAATGTGGCGATGTTAAGCTTTGTGCTTAATGCGGTTGCCGCTGTGCTTTTGCCGCTTTGGGCTAGGCCGTGTATTCCAATGATCATTATGCTGCCCCTTTTTCTTTTTGGTATTCGGTTTGTGCGTTCATGGCTTTTACGCACTTGGCGCGCGCCTGCTTGCGATTTAGTTTTTCTTTGGGCTGTTCTTTTGGGTGCCCGCTGGCATTGTTTGGGAGTTTGGCAATATTGTTTTCGCCGAAAGCTTTTATCTGCTCGGCAATGGCCTTTCGCTCTTTGTTTTTAAGCGCGATTTGCGGGGCGAATAGGTTGACGGCTTGCATTATTGACTCCCTGCTGTTGAGGTTGAGTAGGCCCATTGTTCGCGGCGGCCGGTGCGTTGTATGCGCGGGCGCTGCGGTGGGCGTTGGGTGATGTCGTGTGCACTGTTGTTGCCTGCAAATAGGCCGGCACATAGGGCAATGCAGAGATGGGTGATCCAGCCTCGTTTGTGCATTTCTATGATTGTTTGCGCTCTGTCGTGTGTGCCGAGTTTGTCGCGTAGGCGGGTGGCGGTGCTGTTGGCCGTGGTTTTGGCGGTGCCAATGAGCGGCGCGCTATTTTTGGTGTTGAGACCGCTAGCAAAGCAGGTGGCGATACGCTCTTCTTGCACAGAGAGCCTACCATTGCTGTTAACGCGGGTTCGCCCTAGCTGGTAACCGCCGTCTTTGGCCTTGACGAGCACGTCCATTAGGCGGCTGCCGGTGGTGTTGGGGTAGTATCTTCTGGCGCCCCTGACCACTGGCGAAAAACGCTTTTGATGAGCGTTACGGGCTTTTTAGCCCCGTGTGTAACAGCGGTTAAGCCGTGTCTTTGCTCGATGCGCCGGATTGCGGCAGGTGTTTGTGCTTTGGGGTGTAGATAGATTTTTGCTCGCATTGGTTTGCCTCATCTTTTGTATCCTCAGATGATGATAAACTAATGGTATTATTAATGTCAAACCTATGGTTTATTATTAATTGTATTTTTTCTCTTCTTCTTGTGTCTAAGTTTTCAATTTTTTTTAATATTCTTGCTATTGCTGCTTCTTTTTGTTTGGTTTTCATCAAATCGTCCCTCTTTTAATGCTTGTTGTGATAAGGCTATCAGTTTTGCATGCTTTCTCAAAAAGGTTATTTTTTGTACATGTGTAGATAGCTCCATATATTCATCTGAAATATTAAGGTTTTTTAATATTTCGATTTATTTGTTATATTTATTCTTTTTTGATAATTAAATGTTCTAATAAAGCTTTGTTTTTCTTTACTACTCTGTAGTTATGGCAAGAGAAAAGTTAACAGAGCGCGGTGAAAACCTGGTCGAATGTCGAAAGAAGTTGTTTGCTAAAAGAAGTGATGCTGTTGAAGCGTTTGTGGCGCAAGGGTGTAGTATTACTTATGAGAGGTATTCGGATCTTGAAAGGGGTTCTATGCCTAACGATTTGGAGTTGCGGCAAATTTGTATCATGTTAAAAGCCGATGCTAACACTTGGCTAATTTCGCATGACCCTGATTTTGAAATGCACTGCGATACGTTTGCGGGTCTGAGTCCTGCTATGAGACAGATGGCGCTGAATGTTGTTGGGGCGATACGTAAGACGGGGGATGAGCTGGGTATTTAGTCTTTTTTTATTAAGTCTTTAAGTTCATCGACGTTTTTGTTGTGTTTGTGTACGGCGCTATCTCCAATAAATATTGCTATTAGCCAGCATATTATTGGCAGTATAATGGTAAAGGCTCCCATTATTGCAATGACGCAAAGGATGATGGCTGCTGCGGTTGATGAGTAAAATAGGCCAAGCGGGCCAAGTATTAGTGTTAGCATTAATGACGTAGATCTTGATTTCTTTTGTATGTTCACTTTTCCCTGTCTCCTATGCTTTATTGTCGGGGTCTATTTTGTCGATAAGCGCTTCTATTATTTCTAGTTCACGATTCGGAAGTTTTGATAATTTTAAGGCTAAGTTATAGGCCGGCTCATCTTCGTTAAGGCTCAATTTGGGTTCTTCAAATCCAAAATAAAGTTCATATAAGTCGGTTTTTGTAATGTTGCATAGCTTTATTGCCATTGTTGTCGATATGTTGCCGGTTCGCTGCCATTTCTGTATTGCGTTTTCAGAGACATCTAGTTCTTCGGCAATGTAGGTTCTTTTCAGGCCACTTTTGTCTATCGATTCCTTTATTCTTTTCCCTCTGCCCGTTTTTGGATCTTTATTTTCATTGTAATAAACCATAAGTTTATCGTACCTTGTATCGCTATCGCTTAAAATTGACTAAAGGTTTAGTTAAATAGATTTCGTATTGCGTAATAAATTTACTTATGGTTTGACAAATATAAAACCATAGGTTTATTATTTGTTTTTCATATTAGCTCTGGTGGTTTTATGTCGGTGGAAAGCTATTCGGTGGTTTTGGATAGGGCAATTGGTATAGTCGGTGGTGGCGCTGCTGGTTTGGGTCGTATTTATGATCCGGCCATCTCTGGTGCCGCAGTCGCTAAGTGGCGTAAAAAAGGCGTACCTGCTAACCGCGTTTCAGAGATAGAGAAGGCAACTGGTTTTTCTGTTACCCGTTACAATTTGCGCCCTGATATTTTTGGAGCCTTGCCTCCTGTTTTTGAGCATGAAAAAGCGGCATAGTCACCGGCAAGGTGATGGCCGCTTTTTTTGTGCGCGGCATACGTGGCTGGTAGGCAATGGGTTTTGTGCTGAGTGGTTTTAGTCTCAGTAATAGCGTGATAGTTGCTTGCTGCATGATGTTCGCCGGTTGTTAGTATGTGCGCATTGTTGCAGGTGAGGTGCTTGGGCAGTTAGCGGTGCTTGTACCTGTTTTTATTTACAGTTTTTTGATCGTTGTCGTTTCATGGCGTTGGCATCAATGCGTGGGCTAGCGGCAACGAGGGTAGTGGTAGTGCGTGCCCAAGCCTCCGCCCTGCGCTTGAGTTTGGCAGGGTTTAATTGGTGTTCACTCAGTTATTTTTTTGGTTTTTTTATGAGATTTTGGGTAGGTGAATGAGTTGGCTCTTTTCGCAGGCGCTGGTGGCGGAATACTCGGCGGTCGAATGCTCGGTTGGCGAACCGTCTGCGCCGTTGAGCGTGATGCTTACGCCGCAGCAGTTCTGGCGCAACGACAAAATGATGGATTGCTCGAAGCCTTCCCTATTTGGTCTGACGTTACGACATTTGACGGAGAGCAGTGGAGAGGAGTTATTGACGTTATTTCTGGCGGCTTTCCGTGCCAAGATATTAGCTGCGCCGGAAAAGGCGCAGGTATTGAAGGTGCGCGAAGCGGGATGTGGTCGGAAATGGCGCGCATCATTGGCGAAGTTCGACCCAAATACGCATACATTGAAAACAGCCCAATGCTCGTTAATCGAGGACTCGACAGAGTGCTTAGTGACCTTGCCGAAATGGGGTTCGATGCGGAATGGGGCTGTCTATCAGCAGCCGAAGTGGGTGCACCCCACAAGCGTGAAAGAATTTGGATTAGTGCCAACGCTGACCGTTGCGGCAGCGAAGCAGGGGATGAATTTGCCGGATGGTCGTCGCGGCCAAACATTACTAGGCGCTGCGAAGGGTCAAACGTGGGCAACACCAACAACAATGGATACGTTGCCGCCAAAAAGTGAAAAAGCGTTATTGCGTGAAGCAACTGTAGCGAGACCTGGCAGAAGTAAGCCTGCTAATTTACGTGATCAAGTGTCGAATGCTAATAATTGGCCTACGCCGAGAGCTTGTAGAGCCATACAGTCGCCAATTACGGAAAGAACTAAAGATCGAGAGTTTTTTAATTTAGAAACGATGGCTGCTAAATTCCCGACACCAACAGCAAGCCAGTATGGTGCTCAATGTTCAAGGGCTGGTGATAAAAAAAAGACCGTCGTTAGCAACAATTGCTAAGCAGTTGCCAACGCCTACCGCACACATGGCCAAAGAAACGAATGCGCCCAGCGAGGCGCTGCGCAATCAGCCAAGTATGACAAGTATTGTAGGTGGCACGTTAAACCCTGTGTGGGTTGAGTGGTTGATGGGTTGGCCTTTGGGCTGGACGGATTTAAAACCTATTGATTCTGATGATATATGCAGTTGGGATAGTGAGCCGGATGTGGGGCGTGTTGCCCACGGTGTTGATTTTAAGAATGATCGTTTAAAGGCGATTGGTAATGGTCAAGTGCCGCTGTGTGCAGCGATGGCTTGGCGTTTGTTGGTTGATTGTGGTGATGATAATGATAAGAAGGTTGCCTAATGATGTCTTTACTTTTGTTTATTAAAAACAATCCTTACATTTTTACGATGTTGATTTTGGTGCTTTATGCGCTGAATATTTTGGCGGGGTTGGTGACGAAGGATTGGCTGCATGCTTGGTATTGGTGGGCAGCGTTTAATATTACGTTGTGTGTTTTGTTTATGCAGCGGGGTGCGCACGCTTGAAGTTTTCGCTGTATGTTGATCAGCCAGTTGCGCAGGCGTGGGGGATTAATCTCAAGGCGGCGCATGTGTTTGCGGTGATTTATGACGCTTCTGCGTGGGCTGATCGCGATGAGACTGGTGAGTTTTGGAATGTCGCTAAGGCTAAAGTTGTTGCTGAGATTCCTTTGGTGGTGAGCAAGGTCGATACGGTTTACAGAATTATTAATGATTTACGTAAGGCGGGTGTGATCGATAAAAGAGTTGTCGAAAGTAAGGATTTTTATCGTATTACGCCTTTGGGTTTGCAGTGGAATTCGTCGAGTCGAGGTCAAGAGGTCATTGGAGACACGGCTTGTAATGAGTCTGGCTTTTCGTCGAGTTCTGCTGTGGTCGGAGAAATTTCCGAGGGTCGGAAAAATATCCGAGGGTCGGAGAAAAATCCGACCGAGGGTGTTTTTGTGCCCGCTGCTCGGAAAAAAATCCGAGATAGCTCGGAAAAAAATCCGGCTGTGCTCGGAAAAAAATCCGACGTATTAGAATACCAAAATACTATAACTAACATTAGTAGTTGCCGCAGTCTGGCGGGCGAGGTGTTGACAGCGGATTGGGTGCCGCCCGATGAGATTGTGCAATTTTGTCAGCAGAGTTGGTTGTTTACTCAGGATGAGTACGATTTTGTGTTGATGGATTATCGTTTGTTTTGGCTGTCTGATGATGGTCTTAGGCGTGATAAGCCAAGAAGTTGGGGTAATAATTTTAAGCAGCGGTTTTCGGGCGCGTTGGCTCGGCGTCGCGCTGATGTGGCTAGGCTAGATGCTTTGCCGAAGGGGAGGCGAACGCGTGATATGTCGATCGCTGAGAAGTTGAATGATAGGTCTTGGGCTAGTTAATTTTTAATCTTTCTCGGAGTTGGTTATGGGTGATGCGGCGTTAAAACTTTATGATGATGAGGCTGAAAGGCTGATTGATTTACTTGAGTCTGAGCCAGGTAACGATGCTAAGCTTGAGGCGCCTACGGTTTCTTTGGTTTCGGTAGATTCGATTGAGCGGGTGCGTTTGGTGTTGCGTTATTGGGGGATGTCGAAGAAGGGCGATAATTATTGTGAGATTGGGCGAGTGAAAACGTGCACGGAATTATTTGGGGTGTCTTCGTCGAGTTCGGTTAAAGGTTTTTTTATGGATGAGGACGATAGTGCTGCTATCGATAAAATGCGCGGTGAGTTGTTGTTGTTTAACCCAAGGGCGTGCAAAGTTTTGGATATGCGTTATCGTTGGGCTTATGATGAAAAGGTAATTCGTGTTGAGTTGAATTATTCGCGTGATGTTTTTAAGGCGTTGATGGGTGTTGCTGAGGGTTTTATGGCGGCAAAAATATTAAAAATGAAAAATAATTAACTTTTTTGTAAAAATAACTTGCACGATGCGCATTGAGTCTGGTTTAATTCCGGCATGGTTGCAGTTGGTGACTAACAAATACTTTAAAAAGCCCCGTTGAGAAATCTTCGGGGCTTTTTTGTTGCTTGCTGATTGTGTTCCCCTCTCTGTCTTATGTCCCGCGCCGGTAACGGTTGTGGGTTTTTTTATGTCTGCATTTTTAACTTTTTCTGCTGCGCGCCGAGTTGGCGATAAGTGGGGCAGTGGTGCGTATGGCGCAAGCCGTGGTGGACGTAAGCATAGGGGTATAGATTTTTTGTCGTTGCCTGGTCAGGTTTTGCTTTCTCCGATTGCTGGCAGGGTGACTAAGATAGGTTGGCCTTATTCTCAGTCTGAAAAGCGTCACTTTCGCTATGTTGAGGTGACTGATGTTAGTCGGCTCAGGCATCGTTTTTTTTATGTCGATGCAAAAGACTTTGCTGTCAAGGGTGATGTTGTGACCGTTGGTGATCTGTTAGGTGCTGTGCAAAATATTGCTAGCTTGCATGAGGGCATGGGTAATCATGTGCATTACGAGATTATGCGAGTGGCTAATGGTAAGAGAGAGTATTTAAACCCTGATGAGTTTTTGGAGGGGTGATGAATACTTTATTGAAGTATAGGGTATTTTTGTCTTTAGCTTCTTTTGTCGCTGTGATTCTGTCTGCGGTTTACTTCTCTTATCGTGCGGGTGTTGATCGTGCCGAGAGCATTTGGCAGGAGAGGCTGCTGGCTGAGACTGCGGCGAACGAAGAGGCGCGCAAGGTTCGCGAGTTGGAGTGGGGCGCGCTGGTTGAATTAAAGCGTGTTGAGTATGAGCGGCAGTTAGAGGCGATCAAGCCGATTGAGAAAAAGGTGATTGAGTATGTTGCTGAGACGGTGTTCGTTGATAGTTGTGTGCTTGATGATAATGGCGTGCAGCTCCTCGCCGATTATGTTGACGCCGAGTTCCCCGCCGATTGATCCGGTTTATTTAAGTGATTGCCCTAAGCCCGATGAGCTGATAGCTGATCGGGCTTTTTTGATTTGGGCTAAAGATTTGGTAAGGCTTTACGCTGAGTGTGCTCGTGGCAAGCGGGTGTTGATTGATTATATTGAATTGGATCGGGATTGATTGTGGCTAGTGGTGATCCTGTTTTAAGTGTCTCCGATTTTATTACGCTTACTGTGTTTATTGTGGGCATGGCCGGGTCTTGCTTTGCTGTGCTGCGATACTTGATTGGTCGTATTGATCAAGCCAAGACGGATTTGCGTCATGAGTTTAATGATAGGTATAAATCTCAGCAGGCGTCTTTGGATTATTTAAAAAACAATATGGTCGGGCGTGATGAAGTGAATAGGGAGGTTGATCGCTTAACTGATCTTGTCGATAAAATAAGGCAGGACAATAAAGAGGCTGTTTTAAGGATAGAGGATTCTCAGCGTAAAGCACTCGAAAGTATTGATAAAAGAATTACAATCTTCATGGGTAATTTAGCAATGAGTTCAAAGCACGATAGTAAGGGCTGAGAGTTATTTTAAGCACAGTCTCGATAAGATTGATACAAAGCTTAACAGGTTGATCAATGAGCGACGTTAAAGAAATTAAGATAACTGGCTGGCGAAAGATGTCTAGCTACTGGTTTAGTGTAATTGTTCTGGCTTGGCTAGTTTATAAAGGCAGCATCTCTGGTGTTGTGTTTCAGGGGGTTATGATAATGTTGGTTCCATGCTTCTTCGGTGCCAATGCGGTCGAGCATATGCCTAAGCTGTTGGATAAGTTTAAATCGTTAAAAGGTACTTCTGGAGCTTAGTCCGGTACGGGGCAGTCCTGCGCGGTTTTTTAACAGATGTGTAATTTGTTTTGATTTCCTTCCTTTTGTTTTGGCTTTTATTTTATGTTGGTAAATAAAAAAGAATTAGCCGCTATTTTAGGAAAAAGCGAAAGGACGTTAACGCAATGGCAGAAGTTGCCAAACTTTCCTATTGTTCGTGATTCAAGTCGTGGCCAATCAAACGAATACGATACTGAAAAAGTCATTGCTTGGTTGGTTCGTGTGGAGCTTGAAAAGCTTTCTAGTGAATCTTCGCGTGATCGAAAAGATCGAATATCTGCGGACATATTGGAAATAGAACTCGCTGAAAAAATTGGTGGATTAGTGTTGGCTGATGATGTCGAGAGCCAGGTGACTACATTAGTAATGGCTGTAAAGACTGAAATATCTAACGGTAATCATAAGTTAAAAACAGAGATCGATTCGCTTTATGGCATCGAGATAGATTTAGAGTTATTGAATGAGCATTCTCGATCCGTCCTCAACACACTATCAGGCTATCAACCAGTCGTTGATAAAGGTGATAGCGAGGGCGGTGAAGAAGTTCAAGCCACCTGAAAAAATAAGCCCTAGTGAGTGGGCAAATAAGTACCGTTTTTTATCCGAAAAAGCGAGTGCAAAGCCGGGTAAATACAGCACGACATTAACCCCATGGGTTCCTGGCATGTTGGATGTGATCATTGACCCAAATGTTCGTGAGGTGGTTTGTCAAAAATCTGCGCAAGTCGCTTGGACTGATGGAGTGTTAAATAATTATATTGGATACCGGATTGATATAGACCCGTGCCCAATTATTGTAATGTTTGCAAAAGAGCAGGATGCTAAAGGTTACAGTAAGAAAAAATTAACCCCAATGGTTGAAGTAACGCCGGTTCTTTCCAAAAAGGTAGATGTTTCCAGTTCAAGAAAGGCAGATAACACAGCATTATTTAAAAATTTCGATGGTGGTTTTTTAGAGCTTGTTGGGTCTGGCTCTCCTGGTAGTGTTAAGTCCACACCGGCCCCTGTGGCTGCTGTTGAAGAGCCCGATGATTGTCAAGGTAATGTAAAAGATCAGGGTGATTCGATTACCTTGTTGCGAGAGCGCTTAAAAACTTACTCGAATGGCAAGTTTTTATTTGGTGGTACGCCAGCAGTTAAAGGTTTGTCGCGTGTTGAGGAGCGATACAACTTATCAGACAAACGTAAATTTTATGTTCCTTGCCATGAGTGCGGTGAATCGCATGTACTGCATTGGGATAATGTTATTTGGGATAAGAATGCAGATGTAGAGCATTCTGTCTATGGTAAATCTCAGCCCGAAACTGCGCAGTATGTTTGCCCTGAATGCGCATGCCCCTGGAATGATGTGCAAAAAAATCGTAATGTCAGAAAAGGGAAATGGATAGCTGAGGGTGAACTTAAAGACGGCATTGTTGGTTTTTATATTAACGAGCTATACAGCCCGTTTGAAGCATCAAAGTTAAGGTTGCTTGTAAAAAAATATCTCGAAGCGCTTTACAAGCAGTCCCAAGGTGATGATCGAGATATTGTTGTTTTTATCAATTCGACGCTCGGGTTGCCTTACGAGTATGCCAGCGACGCGCCCGATATGGAAAAGTTAAAAGAGCGCTCCTTAGATTATAGAGAGCTCACGGTGCCGTCTGGCGGTTTGGTGCTAACGGCGGGCATTGATGTTCAGCATGATCGCTTGGCTATCATTATTCGTGCATGGGGCCGTGACGAAGAAAGCTGGCTTGTTTTTTGGGGTGAGCTGTATGGAAACACCGCACAAAAAGATGATCCGGTATGGACTGATTCAGGCAATCTACTTTTTAGAGCGTTTGAAAGTGAAGACGGTTTTCGTGTTGGTATTGGTGCAATATCTATTGATAGCTCCGATGGTGTCACAAGTGATGCAGTTTATCACTGGGCAAGAAAATATAAAAAGCGCGGTGTGATGGCAATTAAAGGCTCATCGTTAAGTGCAACCGATAAAGAGATATTTTCACTACCCGCTAAATCGGTTGATACCAATCGCAAAAATAGTAAGGCGTCACGCTATGGTTTAAGGCCATATAGTGTAGGCACGGGCAAAGCTAAAGATGTTCTCTCGGCTCGCTTAAAGTTGCTGGGCAATGGTCCCGCTCGTATGCACTGGTATGAAGATGTTCGGCAAGATTACTTTGAGCAAATTACCAGCGAAATTAAAGCCCCGCATCGCAGTATTCGTGGCAGATTGGTTTGGCAAAAAAAGTCCGGCGTAAGAAACGAAGCGTTAGATTGTGAGGTCTACGCACTGCACGCCGCAAGATCACTTAAATTACATTTATATAAACCGTCTCAGTGGGAAGATTTAATCAAACGATTAATGCAAGTTGATCTTTTTAGCGTAGTTGAGGATGAGCCGGAAATTAGCCCAGCGCCTAAATTGGCTAAAAAGAAACGCATCAAAAAAACAGGATATATGAATTCATGGCGACAATAAAAGAATTAATCGCCGGAGATTCGGCGAGTTTTTCAGATCGGTTTGCTTCATATTCACCTGTTGACGGCTGGTCGTTGGTTTATGTGTTTATTCATGCGAATAACGAATACAGGGCCACGCTGGATGCCACTACCGTTGATGATGGGTTCTCTGTAGAGATGTCATCATCCGCATCTTCGCAAATGGTGCCGGGTGTTTATAGTTGTAGTGCATTGCTGTCACGAGATGATGAGCGTAAAACGTTTGTCTTGCCGGATTTAACCGTATTGCCGGATCCAGAAAGCCCCAGCTATGACCCGCGAACCTACCCAGAGCGAATGCTAGCAGCAATTGAGGCGGTATTAGAAAAGCGTGCCTCGCGTATCGAGTCTGAATATTCTACGGCGAGCGGTAAGCAGCTAAAGTTATTGACGCCCGAGGAGTTAATTACGTTGCGTAATAAATTTAAACGTGAGGTCAGCATGCAAAAAAATAAAAGCAAAGGTCTTACAGGTCGTATTGTGCCGAGATTTAAGTAATGGGTTTAATTATTCGTGCGGCCCAAAAGATGGTCGATGCAAGTTGGCATGCATTAAACAGTAATAAAGATATGGCGCGTAAAGTGCCTGCCAGAGGTAAAGGCTCGCGTAACTTTCAGGTTGCGCGTCAAAGCAATTTAACCGGTGATTGGCCGACCTCGATAAAGAGTATCGATGCCGTCATTGATTCGGATTTAAAAAGCTTGCGAGCCCGCTCAAGGCACCTATACAACAATAATGACTACATGCGCCGTTTTGTCGGCTTGTTGTCGAATAATGTTGTGGGTTCAACGGGTGTGACACTACAAGCAATGAGTCGCGATGGTGACAAGCTAGACGACATTGCCAACCAAGCAATTGAGCAAGCGTTTAAAGATTGGTCGCTTGCAAAGCATAGCGATATATCTGGTCGGCATTCATTTTTAATGCAGCAAGTGCTTTTTATTAACACTGTCGCAGTCGATGGCGAATACATTGGCCGCAAAATTTATGGCGAGGGTGAATATGGGTTTTCATTCCAAACCATAGACTCTGAATTGCTAGATGTTCGGCTCAATAAAAAATTAACCGATGGTCGTTTTATCCGGCATGGTATCGAGTTCGACCAATATGGCCGCCGTTTAAATTATCACTTTTTAAATGCAGACCCAGCATCGCCAAACCATGAAGTGTTAGCAAACAAATATATTGTTGTTCCTGCGAGTGAAATTATTCACGAATTTTGGCCCCAGCAAATAGGGCAAAAGCGTGGCTTGCCCATGGCGGCAACAGCAATGATGCGCATGCAAATGCTTAACGGTTACGAGCATGCCGCGCTCACTGCTGCGCGAGTAGGTGCTGCGCAAATGGGGTTTTTCAAAACCACCGAAGAGGCGGGTGACAACACCCCCGGTAGTGTTGATGAAAATGGCGACCCTATAGTTGATGATAGCGGTAATTTCGTAAACGAAGTTGAACCCGGATCTTTTCAAGTCTTGCCCGAGGGTTACGACCTGGCAAAGTTTGACCCCGATTACCCGCACAGCCAGTTTGGTGAATTTGTTAAAACTTGTTTGCGCGGTATTTCATCTGGCCTAAATGTGTCTTACAACACGCTTGCAAACGATTTGGAGGGGGTAAGCTTTTCATCGATTCGTCAAGGCGTGTTAGAAGATCGAGAGCAGTGGAAGTTATTGCAAGCTTGGATGATTGACGTGTTTCACAAACCCATCTTTGATGATTGGCTACGCTATGCTCTGTTATATAAAAAAATAAAAACCCCTGCTGGTGGTTCGCTCAGCTTGACTCGTATTCAAAAATACCGCGAAGTGAGATGGCAGCCACGCCGTTGGCAGTGGGTGGATCCATTGCGCGATGCATCAACGGCCAAAATGGAAGAAGAACAAGGCTGGGTAAGTAAGTCAGAAATTATTCGAGGCAAGGGCGGTGATCCAGTAGAGGTGGCGCGAGAAATTCAGCGTGACAAAGAGTTATTCCCCGATAACCCAGCAGTAAATAAGACCGGCCAAGTGCCGGTTTTTTCATCTCAGGATGACGAAAAAAAATCAGGTAAAGATGATGAGTAAAATTAAAGAAATGCAAAGCCAAACCTTTTCTCGCGAGTTAGTGATTGATTCAAATAATCGCAGCGCGATCGATGAAGAAAAGCGCACGGTAGAAATCGCCTTTAGTTCAGAAGAAGAAGTCGAACGTTGGTTTGGTTACGAAATTTTAGATCATGGTGCAAGCTCGGTGCGTGTGGAGCGTCTAAAAAATGGCGGCGCATTGCTGGTAGATCACGATCATAGAGATCAAGTGGGCGTCATTGAGCGCTTGTGGATAGACAGCGATCGGGTTGGCCGTGCCGTTGTTCGTTTTGGGCGAAGCGAGAGAGCCACAGAAGTCTTCAATGATGTGATTGATGGTATCCGGTCATTGGTAAGTGTTGGTTATCGAATCTTAGGCACGGTGTTAACCGAGCAACGAGACGGTGTTGATATTTATCGAGTAACTGATTGGGAGCCTTACGAAATCTCCTTTGTGTCCGTCCCTGCCGACGTGTCGGTGGGTGTAGGTCGCTCAGAGGAGCAAATTGATACTCAACAAGAGGAAAACAAAATGGCTGATGAAAATAAACCGGCTAAAGTAGACGATGCCAATCGCAGTGTGGCAGCGGTTAGTGCCCCTGCGGTTAAAGTAGAAACAATTGATGTGCAGGCAGAGCGTGCGCAAGCACAAAAAGATGAGCGTGAGCGAATGCGCGACATTAGCGCCATTGGTGTCGAGTTCGATGTGCGTGAGCTTGCGGATGAGCATATTAACAATGGCCATAGCGTTGATGATATGCGCCAAGCAGTGCTAACAGAAATCGGTAAGCGCGGTGGTCGCAAGCCGGGTGATGTGGTGCCAAGCGTAGGCATGGCCAGCGAAGATTTGCAAAGCTACTCGGTAGCGCGTGCGGTTGCTGCGGTGGCATACCCAAATGATAGAAAAATTCAAACCATGGCGGGCTTTGAGTTGGAAGCGTCGCGAGAAGCGGCGAAAAAAGCAGGCTTTGATGCGCAAGGCATTATGATTCCCGGCGATGTGCTTAAGCGTGATTTGCAAGTGGCAGCACCTTCTACCGGCAGTAATATTGTCGATAATACATTGATGGTATCGAGCATGATCGACTTGCTGCGCAATAAGTTGATTTTCTCCCAGCTTAATCCAACGTATATGGCTGATTTGCAGGGTGATGTAACAATCCCCGGTCAAAGTGCAACAGCCAATGCGTATTGGATTGATGAGGGTGAAGAGGTTACTGAATCTGACCAGGCCATTCGTCAGATCGCGTTAACGCCAAAAACTATCGGTGCATTCACAGAATATACCCGTAAGTTATTGTTGCAATCGTCTATCGACGTTGAAAACTTTATCATTCGTGATTTGATCACGGTATTAGCTTTAGGTATTGACCATGCGGCCATGTATGGCTCGGGTGCGAGTTCGCAGCCCCGTGGTATTGCGAATCAAGCAGGTATTGGTACGGCTACTTTTGCCGCTGCCGGGCAGCCAACGTTTGAAGAGTTGGTGGGTATGGAAACCGAAGTGGCCAGCGCCAATGCAGATGTCGGCTCTATGGCGTATTTGATGGCACCGGGTGTTCGTGGCCATGCAAAGACTACCGAGAAGTTCGCAGGCACCGGCATGACTATTTGGGAGCAGGGCAACACAATGAATGGTTACGGCACAGCGGTAACGAATCAAATGGCGGTGGGTGATGTCATGTTTGGCCAGTATGCTGATTTGGTTATAGGTATGTGGGGCGGTCTTGATCTTATGATTGACCCGTATACAAAAGCCACCAGCGGCGGTACTCGTATCGTGGCAATGCAAAGTGTCGATACTAATATTCGCAATGCAGCGAGTTTTGTATTGGGTAATGCATCGTAAGTAATACGATTCGCATCTAAACAAAGGGATGGCTATAAGCCACCCCTTTTTAATTGAATTTTTTTAAAAGTTAAGGTGAAAAAAATGGCAGAAGAAAAAACAAGTGTAGTTGTCACGCATTCGTGCCGGGTAGAGGGAAAGCCGGTCAAGGTATCGGATAACCCGCAATCGTTCCCTGCGGTTGTTGCAAGGCAATTGGTGGCGGCGGGTCGCGCCAAGCCGCCTAAAAAGGCGCAAGAAAAAGACGGCAAAAAATAGGTATCTAAAATGCCGATCGGTGAAGGTGACGACGAGATATTTTTTAATACCGATGACTTTGCGGAGACGTTTTTCACAGAAGATGGCGGTATTGAGTTTGCCGCTATTTTTAACGATCCGTCTGGGATGGAGTCGGTGGTTGATGCGGGTATTGATTTTACTAAGCCGTATCTTGATGTCTCTGCGGATGTTGCATTGATGTTGATGCAGGGTGATTTTATTTTGCGCGGCTCCGTGCGCTACCAGGTGACGGCTAGGCCGGTGTCGTTAGGCAGTGGTGATTATATGGTTCCTTTGGTGATAGCGCGGCAGTAATTTATGCAAGGTCTTGATCAGCAATTGCGAGAAATGGAGAACGCGTTAAATGCTATAGCGACAAAAGAAATACCGCGTGTGCATGCATCGGCAGCAAATAAAACAATCGGTAAGGTGCGCACGCAAGTCGTTAAAATTGTTTCCCGTGAAACAGGTGTTAAATCAAAAATAATTCGTAAACGTTTTGTTGTTCAGCGCGCTAAGCCTAGTTTTTTACGTGCTAGGGTGAGCGTGTGGCAGCAGTCGGTAAACGTGGCTGATGTAGCACGCAATGCGGCACCGGGCAAGAAAGTGCGTGTGGCCGGCAAGGTGTACCCACGCTCTTTTTATAACAATGCAAAGAGCGGTAAATTATTGGCTTTGCAGCGTAAGGGTTCGGCGCGGTATGGCATAGAAATTGTCAAAATTGATATTAAGCAGTCAATCGATAAGCATCTTCCAAAAATTTCTGAGGAATTGATGCGGCTTGAGCACCCTAAGTTGGTGAGGCGCGAGCTGTTATTTAGGATTAATAAGTATGCCAAATTCAACTAGGCAAGAAGTACGTGAAGCAGTCAAGGCGTTGGTCGAAATTTTTTACCCTCACCGTGTCGAAACGGTGAGGAATTTTGAATCAGATGAAGAGGTGAATAATGAGTTTTGCCTTATTTATTTTGTTGAGGGTGATTATGTTGCCGACGGTATTCAGCTTAATGCGCAGGCGGCTTTACAGGTTGTGTTTAACAAGTTCGGTGTGAGCGATGATTCTGAACTGGATGTTCACGAGAATGCATTGGCCTCCTTGCTTGAGCTAGATAATTCACTGGGCGGTGTGGTTAGTTGGTGCGAACCATCGGGTTTTTCTTATGTCGATACCGACAATGATCGATTGTCGGCATTGGCGCTGAGATTTATTTTAAATTATTAAAAAGAGGGTCAATCAATGGCTTATTCAACAGTGGCGCTTTCGGGTTCCGGAACAAAAACTTTTGTGCAAGATCCTGCCGATAATACGCGCTGGATTTATTTAGAAAACGCTTTAACAATTGGGGCGATTGAAAGCAAGCGTGGTTTTATTGAAACGACCCCGCTTGGTTCAGAGAATAAAACATTTATTGCGGGTGATGATGAGGTTCAGCAGTCAGAAATATCGTTTAATAATATTTTGGGCAATGCGTCAAATAAGTTTTTCCATGATCTTGCAGTTGCGAAGGCGGCTGTTGATTTGCGTATTGAAATGAAAAATGGCATGCGTATCGATGTTAATGTGTCTCTTGCGGGTTACGGTATGAATGAAGCCAGTCGAACAGAGGCGTATAAAATTATGTATCCGTACCAGCGTAATGGTGAGCCTGTGTTGTCAGAATGGGATACGGCTACTGAGGCTGCAGATTTATCTGATCCTAGCGTTTAATTGAGGCTGCCTAAGTATGAATGTTTTAGACGCCTTAAAAAACCCAGAGCAGCCGTTGCCAGTTGCATCGTTGCCTATTTCTCAGCTGGGTGATGTAGATATATTCCCGATTACACTGCTTGAGCGTGAAGACTTCAATAAAGATTTTTCTAAGCTTGCTGAGGGTGAGATTGGTGAAGTCGAATTTTATAAAAAGTGGTTTGCGCGTGCGCTGTTGGGCGAGAATAAAAAATTCACTAAAGCGCAATGGAAGGTGTTTAGTGAGCGCGCGACGTTTCAAACTGAGAAGGATATTTTGAATGCCATTAGAGACTTCCCCTTCGATCAAGTAAAAAAGCCTTAGCCGCCGACATTGACTTGCAAAACCATGTACTGGTTGCCGAGCACGTGGGCTGCACCCTAAGTGAGGTGGTTAATATGCCCTCGCTTGAATACATGGTGTGGATGGCGCGCATATTGATGCTGGCCGAAAAAAAACAAGCCGATATTGATTCGGTTGACGCCCCTTCGCAAGAACAAACCGCCGAAGAGGCTTTTGAAATTCTGAGTAAAGTGTAATGAATAACCCCAAAATTACGACGGTCTATGATATCGATGCAAGTCGCTATCATCGTGAAAACCGTCGGGCTATTGGTGCTGCTCGGAGTTATGTTAAGGAGGCTAAAAAAACCAGTGCGGCGAACGATTCGGTTAATCGTTCGTTCCGTGGTGCGGCTTCGGGTGTATCGGCAATTGATGGGCCATTGGGTGGCATCTCCTCACGTATTGGTTCGGTTAATTCGTTACTGTCTAGTGGTGCTGTTCTTTGGGCGGGCTTGGGTGCGGCCATTGCGAGCGCGGCTTATCTAGCGGGCTCGGCTGTTACAGAGTTTGCGCAAGTTGAGCGCCAGCAATTACAAATGCAGGCGCTAATTAAGGCAACCGGTGGTGCGGCGGGCTTGTCCGCCAAGGGGCTTGATGAATTTGCGCGCAGCTTGGCGCAAGACACCTTGGCATCGCCAGCGGGTGTGCGTGATGCAATTAACGTGATGCTCACGTTTAAAAGTGTCTCGGGTGATACGTTTAAAGATTCGATTCGTTTATCGCAAGATTTAGCCTCGGTCATGCGTACCGATGTTAAGTCGGCCAGCCAGCAGTTGGCTAAAGCCCTCGAAGATCCCGCGAAAAATTTAAGCACGCTCTCTCGCAGCGGTGTGACCTTTACCGAAGTCGAGCGTGAAAAAATTAAAGTCATGCACGAGTCCGGTGATGTTGCTGCCGCACAAACCTTAATTTTACAAAAGCTTGAGTCGCAAGTGGGTGGTGCTGGTAGTGCAGAGGGTGGCGGCTTAATTGGTAAAACCGATTTGCTTGCTCAGCGTTGGGGTGAATTTAAAGAGGCGATTGTCGCGGCATCCAATGCAGATGGCCCCGTCTCGACCTTTTTGGATAATCTTGCCAAAGGTTTAGATAATATCAATAGCAAGCTAAACCCTAGCGAGCAAGATGCATTTACCGCATTGCATAATCAGTTTATTGAATTAAACGAAGAAATTAAAAAATACGAAGCCTTGGGTGATGATGGTCTTGGCACCGCTGGTCAATTCCGTTTAGAAAATTTACGGGCGCAGTCGGCAGCCTTAAAAGAAGAAATTAAATCGCTACAAGATCAGCGCATCGATGAGCAAAAAGAAGAGTTGCGGCTTGCTGATCAAGCAGAGGCTTATAAGGCAGAATTAGCTGATGCCGCCATAGCGCGTAAAGAAAAAGCCGAGGCCGAAAGCGCTGCGCGTGAGCAGGCTAAAATTCAAGCCCAAAATGATCGTATTGTCTCCCTACAAAATAAAAAATTCGAGCGTATTAAGGGTGCGGCACTCGCCGCATTTGGTGATGAGCGTGCCATAGAAGATGCCCGTTACGCCAAGGTACAAGAAGATTTAGACCGTGAGTACGCCCTGTTTGAATCGAGAGGCTTGTTAACCGCAGAGCTTGAAAGCCAATTCGCCAGTGCGCGCGAAAAGGCCGCGCAAACTCATGCCTTTGCCATGGGTGAAATCTTTAAAAAAGAAGCCGAAGAGCGTGTTGATGCCATCAAAGATGGCGAAGAAAAAATTATTGATCTGCGCCAGCGTTTTGCGCAGATTCGTGAAGAGCGCTTTGCTGAATCCGGTAACTCAGTTGCCGCCGAGCAAGCGCGGTATTCGCGCGAGCAAGCCTTGTTGCAACAACAATTTGATCTTGCCGTGGCAGGCGCTTCTAAAAACGAACAGCTTGAGCTTGAGCGAAATTTTTTAAGCGCCAAGGCTGATTTGCATGCCGTTCATCTTGAAAAGATAAAAGAAAATGAATCGGGGTTTACCCATTCGTTAGCTGATGAGTTTGGTATTCGGCTTGATCTAGCAAGGTTGCATAAAAAAGGTTCTGTAGACCAAGAAAAGGAGCAAGCGAGCGAAACGGCCAGTTTTTTTCGCAAAGGCTTGGATGCTAAAGCGCAAACCTCTGAGCGCTGGTATAAGTACCAAAAAACGTTGCAAGTAATGCAGATCATGCAAGACACCTACGCCGCTGCAACGGGGGCTTATAAGGCGTTAGTGGGTATTCCTTATGTAGGGCCGGTGCTTGCGGTCGGCGCTGCCGGTACGGCGTTAGCCTTTGGTAAGGCTCAAGCCGAGGCGGTGCTAAGTCAGCCTATGCCTAGCTTCGACGGCGGCGGTTACACCGGTAACGGTTCGCGAGCTGGTGGTGTTGATGGCAAAGGCGGTTTTCATTCGATTTTGCACCCGCAAGAAACCGTCATCGATCACACAAAAAATCAAGCGTTAGTCGATGTAAAAGTTACGGTTATTAATAACACGCCCGCTCGTGTGACGACTACGCAAAACGGCAATGGTGTGCAGCTTGTGATTGATGAGGCTAAGCGGCAAATTGCCGAAGATGTGCAAAGCGGCAACGGTATTGGTGGCTTGCTGGATAATCGTTACGGCCGGAGGGCGGCGTGATGGATGCGGTTTGGCCGAGTGGTTTACCGTATCCGTTAAAAGCGGGCTATAGCGGTAGCGTGACTCCTAATATTATCAAAACGCCAATGGAGTCTGGCCCCGCACGTATTGCTGTGGTTGACCCCTTGCCCGACATTATTTACTCGGTATCGCTGCATCTTAATGATGTTGAAATGATCGCTTTTATTCATTTCTGGCGCAATGGTTTGCAATACGGCACCGGCTGGATGGCAATGCCGCATTATATTAATGGTGTTTTGGGCATTAGGCGCTGCCGCATGGTTGACGGTGCTTATAGCCATGACCCGTCAAGCGGTATTAATCGCATTGGTTTTAGTGTTGAGATTCAAACGTTATGAATGAATTAACCCCCGCGCAAAAAGAAGCCTATGCGCGTGTCTCTGCAACGCAGGGGCATGTGGCGGCGGTCGAGTTTCGTCATCCTGTTTGGTCTGATCCTATTCGTCTTGTTCAATCGAGAAATTCGAGAATTGTATTGCTAGAAAATGAAGCGCCGGTTAATGCGAGTGAGGCAGTTATTTTTACCCCCTTTGGTTTTTCCGGCGCGACGCCGCCAACGGTATCGATTGAGCCGGACAGCAATTTAACGATGCGTCTTGATGGGGTTAGCGGTTTGGTGCAGCCGTTGGTGAGTTTGGCGTTATCAACGGCGGTACCCATTGATTTAACGCTGCGTGAGATTTTTGTAAATACTTTGGATGCAGAAAGCGTGGCCGAAGTGTTGGCGGTGTATCACTTGGAGGTTAGAGATGTGCAAACCATTGCCGAATCAGTGCAAGTTAAAGCGGGTTACCGTAATTTAAAAAATGTGGCTTTCCCGTCTGTGTTGTATTCAGAGAGCAGTAACCCATCGTTGGCCGCCTAATGATTGTTGATGATTATTTAGGTAAGCCATGGAGCTCGCCCGATTACGATTGCTGGGGTTTTGTGCGCGACGTGTACCGGCGAGAATTGCGTGTCGAGTTGCCGGTATTTATGTGCGATGCGAATAATGTGCAAGAAGTTGCGCGTAAATTTAGGCGTGAAACGCAACCGCTTAATGATTTGGCGGTCAAGTGTGAGCTTAAAGATTTTGCGATTGTATTTTTTTCAAAAATGAAACGTATTTGTCATGTGGGCATTTATTATCAAGGGGCTTATTTGCATTGTGATCGCGGCGTGGGTGTGTGTTTTGAAAAAGATATGCGCCCTTATGATGTTGCTTATTGTTGCGAATATGTGGGGTGAACGCGATGCACGCAGAGCTATATGAAAGCCCGCTAAACCCTAGCGATTGTTGTTATATCCCAATCGATAACGGTTGCACCATTGATGAATTTTTAAAAGCCAATAATTTGCATACCCGTATGCAGCAGCAGCCCATAATCGTTGAGCTTAATCGTAAAGAATTGCTAGCCAGTGAATATGATTACCGCTTAAAAAGTGACGATAATTTAGTGTTGCGCACGATGCCGCAAGCTGACCCTGTTACTTGGGGCTACATTATTTTTGCGGTCGTCGCTTATGTTTATGCTGATTCATTGATTGAGTCAATACCCGAATCGCCCGCTGTGGCGGGTATTAATGACCCCGGCGCGGCATCGCCAACTTACAATGTTAATGCAAGACAAAATCAAGCGCGCATTGGGCAGCCTAAGTCGGTTGTGTGTGGCCGCAACCGTGTATACCCCTCTCTTGCTGCAAAAGTTTATAGCGAGATCGATACCGAGGGTAACCAAGTTGCCTTTTTGCTAATGGATGTCGCGATTAACCCCTGCGAAGTGTATTTAGACACGGCAAAGTTTGAGGATACGTTGTTATCCGATTTTGCTGATTTTGATGTGGAATTATTGCAGCCCGGTGAGCAATCGAGTTTTTATACGAATCAGGTTGTCACCAGTTCCGAGGTCTCGAATTTTAAGGTTGGTGGGCAAACAATAATATCAAGCTATGTTGTTAATGATGTGGGCACCTCGTGCATTGGTATTGGCGTTGATTTTTCGAGTGCGCCCAGCGCAAGAAATAGTACGACGGGTGAATTTTATCGGGCGCGCATACAGTTATCGGTTAGGGCAAGGCGGATTAATGATGCTGGCGACCCTTTGGGTTTTTGGCAAAATTTGGGGTTGGTATTGCATTCGGGTGATCGCGGCGATAGCGTGCGTACCAGTCATTATTTTGTCGTAGCCGCAGGTCGTTACGAAGTGAGCGTTAGTCGCTTAACAGAAGATAGTGACTCAGTCCTTGTTAACGATGACATTTTTTGGTTTCAGTTGCGTGGCTATTTGCAAAATGATGCCGCTGCTACGGATACCACGCGCCTAGCATTACGTATACGCGCGAGTGAAAGTATTGGCAATGCAGCGCTATCAAAATTTAATGTTGAAGTGGCGGGCAAAGTCAGGGAATGGAGCGAGGCTGATGGCTGGTCTGATTATATTGTCTCGGATAACCCCGCGTGGGTGGCTGCTGATATTCTGACTGCCAGTTATGGCGGCGAGCGCTCCGAGGGTTTTATTGATTTGCTATCGCTTGCGGCGGCGGCAGAAAAGCACCGGCAGGCAGGCCATAGTTTTAACGGTGTTTTCGATACGCTGAGCGATTGTTTTAGCGCATTAAATTTAGTGGGTGCGGCGTGTTTTGCGCGGCCTATTCCGCGAGCGGGTGTGATTCACTGGGTGCTCGATGAGCGGCAAGAGCATAGCGCCTTTAAGTACACGATGCGCAATATTAAAAAAGGCAGCTTTTCAATACAAAATATTGCGATTACCGAGGGCAGTGTTGATTACTTTATTGTTAAGTATTTCGATGCGAGCCAGGGTTATCGCGAGCAGGCCATCGAGTGTGCCTTGCCCGGCTCTGCAAAAAAATATAAAAAAGAAATCTCATTGTTTGGCGTCGATAATGCCGAGCAAGCCTATGAGATTGGCTTGCGCATGGCGCTTAAGCAGCAGTACCGCCGCAGGCGCGTGTCTTTTACCACGGGCATTGAAGGCCGCATACCTTTTTACGGGCAAAAAATATTAGTCAGTCATTACATGGTTGGCGTCGAGGGGGCCAAACAATACTCTGCCGATGTGATCTCTGTATTAAATGATGTTATACGCCTTAATGTTTCGCCAGCGGGGCTTGATAGTCCTTATATTGTGATCAGCGATCAATACGGCGTGCCCTCTGTGCATCCCTGTGAGGTTACGGGCGATAGCGTGCGCGTGCTTACGGCATTCGATGCCAGTGGTTTGGTGCTTGATGGGCGTGAGCGGCCACAAGTCGCGATTGGTGATGGCATGGAATTTTGTGAAGCCGTAAAAATTGACAATATCAAGGCGCTTGAAAATAACGAAGTGCAACTGCAAGGCTTTATTGAAAATGAATTAGTGTATTCGCCAGATTTAAGTAATGTGCCAGCATTGACGGATTTGCCGCCGGTTGTCTCGATTTTGCCGGTGGTTGATGATGTGGTTATCTCGTTAACCAATACGCGGCAATCGCCCGTTATTTACCTGTCTTGGACGCAAAAAAATATTGATTATGTGCGCGTCGAATTAAAAGACGATGACGATGAGTGGGTCTTGATCAAAAGAGTGTACGATAATTCGTTTGAATTCTTGGTCTCGCCTGGGCTGCATGAGGTGCGATTAACGCCAGTTAATATACTGTACGCCAAGCCGTTATTATTTACAGTTGATGCAAGCAGTGATAGTAATTTGTGGTTAACGTCGGTTGATCAACCGCCCGCAAGGCCGGTGGGATTTGATGCCGTTGTGCGCCGTGAAACGGGTATTTATTTATCCAAAGAGCCGTCGAGTAATTTAGATTACAAAGAGACGGCTTTTTTTGTAGGTAGCAATTTTAGTGACGCAACAGAATTAGGGCGTGGGCATACGACATCGTTATTGATCGATAAAACCTTGTCCGGTCTTTTGCAGCTTTGGTGCGTCGATGTCGATAATGGTGGCAATGTGAGCGAGCCTGCGGCCGCATCGATCACGATTAATGCCCCGTCGAGCCCAGCGCCATCAATAAAGTTTGTGGGCGATACTGTGGTTATTAATTGGGCGCAATCGTCGTCTGATTTTTTGATAGATTTTTATCGGATCAGTTACGAGGGCGATACGCTTTTTGAATCGGATGCGACACAGGCGTCGATTGGTATTGATTGGTCTGGCTCACGCATATTTTCATTATCTGTTTACGATATTGTGGGTAATAAAAGTGACGATGTATCGATTGAAGTTGTCGTTGAAAACCCGCTCAACCCGAATGCTAATTTTGAATACCGTGGCTCGGATGTGCGAATTTTTTGGCAAAATTCTGCAGGCACATTGCCTGTTGATTATTACGAGATAAAAGAAAATGGCGAGGTTATTGATCAAACCGATTCTAATGCTTTTTTGATCCCGCTAGATACCGCTGGCGATCATTCGTTTTCAGTCGTCGCGGTTGATGTTGCTAAAAACCGTGGCGATGAATCTTTTGTTGCTGTCTCGCCTATGCCGCCAGAGTTGCCGCAAGTGCAGTACCGTTTTGATGGTAAGCGTGTGGTGTTTGAGTTTGAGGTGGTCGCGGGTGATTTGCCTTTGGGGCAATACGCAATACTGCGCGACGGTGTGGTAATTGCGCAGACGTCATCGAGCAGTTGGTTGCTTGATGTGGATTGGCAGGGCAATGAAATTTTTGGTTTTTCTTGTAGCGATAGCGCAGGCAATGAGAGCGGCATTGCGGATGTTAACGTAATTGTTGGCTTGCCATCGTCGCTTGAAGGGTCGTTAAGTTATTCAGGCACACAGGCCATTTTAAAATGGAGCGTGCCATCAAGTGATTTGCCCATTGAGCAATATATTGTCGAGACAGATGAAGGTGTGGTTGCGGAGCTAACGCAAACCAGTTTTTCTTTTGTCGTTGATTTTGCAGGCAGTAAAGATTTTACGATCGCGGGGGTTGATAGTGCTGGCAATAAAAGCCCTGAATTATTGATCAGCGTGTCACCCGTGCCGCCGGGGATATCGTCACTGAGTAACGAAGTGATTGATAATAATGTGTTGTTTAGATACTCAGCGAATAAAAATAGTTTGCCCATTGAGAGTTTTTCATTAAGAAGGGGCTCGGTCTTTGACACCGCGAATGCATTTGCGGTTAAGGCGGGCAATAGTACGTTTACCACGTTATTTGAAACAACGGCAGGTGCCTACACGTATTGGATTTATGCTATTGACTCGGCGGGTAATGAGGGGCAGGCAATATCGACTACGGCTACCGTATCGCAACCGCCGGATTACGTTTTGTTTGCGACGTATTCGGAGCGTGAGCAAGGCTGGCAGGGTGTAAAAAATAATTGTGTTGTGAGTGGTGCGAATACATTGTTGGCACCCGTCGATGCTGATGAGACTTGGCACGATTATATCGACAACGGATACGACACATTGCAGCAAGAAGTGGGTGCGGGCTATACCGTGTTTTCTACGCCTGCGCCCAGCAATGCAAGGTACGAAAAGATTATTGATTATGGGGCAGAGTTATCTGGCTCGTTGATTACCTTGTCGCTAACGCCGGATGCGATTAGCGGTTCGGTCGTGACGACTGCGCGAATGGGTTATTCGACGGACAATATCAATTGGGTGGATGGCGAGATTGATCAATTTCAGCTGTTTGGTGTTAATTTTCGTTACGTGCGTTACGAGATTGATTTTGTAGCCGATGGCAATGATCTTATCGAGATGGAAGATATTCAAATTCGGCTCGATAAAAAATTGCGCTCGGATGTGGGGCGTGCCTCGTCGTTGGCGGGCGATGCAAATGGCACGCGTGTTGATTTTAATGTCGATTTTATTGATATTGCCGCCATCAATGTGACAGCGGCGGGGAGCGTATCGGTTAACGCGATTTATGATTTTGTTGATGTGCCAAACCCCACGCACTTTTTTGTTTATTTATTTGATCAGCAAGGCAATCGTGTAAGCGGTGATTTTAGCTGGCGAGCAGAGGGCTACTAATGACAGATTGGAATAAGCCGTTATCGACCGATTTAAAAGTTGATTTGTTGGGCGCAATAAAGGAACGCGACGAAGCTATCGCGAAAATGGATTCGACCGGTCAGGATAGTTTGCCGGTGGGTTGGGTGCGGTTTGCTAATGATCAGTTTCAGCGCTGGGACGGTTCGCAGTGGCAGGCATTGGCATCGTTGTACGATATTAATGTGGCTCGGCTTAATGGGCAGGTGGCATCGTTTTATCGCAATGCTGACAATCTTAACGCGGGCACCGTGCCGGTGGCGAGGCTGCCAAATGCGAGTACGTCGCAGCGTGGGGCGGTGCAATTAAATGACAATATTACATCGACTAGCGCTGCGCAGGGTGCGACTGCCAATGCGGTAAAAAAAGTGAATGATAAAGTTAATGGTAAGGCGGCATCGTCGCATTCTCATGCCGCATCTGATTTGCCGTCGTCGAGCACGACAGCATTAGGTGTTGTGCAGCTTGATAATACGTTAACGTCAAATAGTACGACAAGAGCGGCTACGGCTGCTGCTTTGAAGCAAGCGAATGATAATGCGAATAGTCGTTCGTCTGCGAGCCACGGCCACGGTAATGCAAGTATTGGTGCCAGTGGTTTTATGTCGCCAGCGGATAAAAGTAAGCTTGATGGATCGCAGCCCATATTGAGTAGTGTGTTCGGTAGCGGTACATTGGCGGGTGTAGACGGTCAGTTGGTTGCGGTGCCTGATTTTGGCGCTAGCTTATATCGATCTAGCGGGGGTGTCGCTAATCGTGTGCAAGGCTCTGCCTTCCGTATTACGTATTATTTTATGGCCTCTTCGGGTAGCTCGGGTACTTTTAATTGCTGGTTAAATTTATCGAGTGGCGACGGGTCGGTTAAGTTTTTTTCTAACGCGGTGAGTGACAATTCGGGTGATCAATCCCCCGGTGCGCAATCTCGAATGTATGGCCGAGGTGGTTTTGATGATTTTATAAGCGTGGGTGGTACAGGTTTGGTTTCTCAGTTTTTGCAATCTCGGTCGAGAACAACTTACTACAAAATTGAGGTGATTGTTAGTCTTGAGAGCGCTAGCTTTACAGAGTTAAGTTTTCAGTGTCAAAGTTTTGGTAGTACGACGTTTATTTATGAAAATAGAACGATTATTGTCGAAGCGATTGCTGATTAATTGAATAATAATTTTTAAGGGGTAGTTATGTACCAAGAAGAATTTTGGCTGTTTGTTGTGATTGTTTTAGTCGTGTTGCTGGCTTATGTATTGTTAAAGCTAAAAAATATTGCGGGTATAAAAAAGCAATTTTCGGGCGCTGGTGGGCGCGGTATTTTGGCGGGTATTTTTACGGCAGTGATTGCGATACCGCTTATTGGAAGTTTGATATTTTTCTCGAAGCCTGCCGCTGCGGGTGAGTGGTTTAATTATCAGTACGTGTATTTAGGGATTGATTCAACGCTAGCAAAGTCGCCGCAATGTATAAAAAATAACGTGGATGAGCATGGCACATCGAATCTTGGTGCCGGTGCGAATCTTTGGCGCGACAATTCTAAAAACGTGCACGTCAATTTTGAGTACACGCATCACTCATGTGTAATAGCGGTTGATGAAGATATTTATGATGCCTTCGGCGTCAAAGCGGTTTGGTTTTTTAATCGAAAGTAAAATTATGGGGTGTTTAATGAAATTTAGTATTGTTTTTTTATGGCTGCTTATTGCGGCTTTTTTTACGTCTGCTGTTTTTGCTGCCGACTACCCGCCTAACATCGACTACGGCGATCGAGGCGATTTTTTAGCAAAACGTGCCACCGAAAATGGCCGTGCTGCGGTGATTATGCCAATTGGACCCGTTGTTGTTAATCAGCCGGAAAGACCGGGTTCGTCTAGCACTGGCATAGAGGGTGGTAGAGATTTAAAAAACAGTTACTGGGATTTATCAGATTTAACTAACCCTACGCTGATCGAGCCAATCTGGTGTAGCCAAAACCCTGATGTGGATTGCTTTCATTCGATGCCAATCGGCGCCCATGGCACGATTATTCGCATTGATGATGCAAATGACGAAGCATATTTATACGAGCCTGCGCATTTTTCAGGACGTTGGACAACGTTTGATCCAGATGGCGCAACATCTGAATTACAAATGGGAAAATTAAATTTAGATAAAGAAACGCATGGAACAATTGGCGCTTATGAAGCGTTGACGACACCGTGGATTATGCAATTGCACTGGACATATGGTGAGCCGCCAATTACAACTTATGCGGATGGTTCAACGACGGGTAATTATCAAATTCGTGACCCTAGATTTTTTGACGATCTGTTGAATCCTGTGTCTATTTCTCGTGGTCCATTGTTTGTTGAATGGGATCATCTCGGTGACACAGGTGTTACAGGTTTTCCAATTTGGTTAGGGCAGCATTTAGTCTATGCGTCTGACCAAGCCCAAACGGGTTTAGCTATTTATGATATGCGCGGTTATAAAGATGGCGTAGAGCCGACACTTTTATCACTGTTTAATCAAGAGTTAAATAAGCCGACGCCGAACAACGGCATCACTGAGCGTATCGGCGGTTACTGGATGGAAACTTATGGCACTGATAAAATTATTTTTGCAGCACGCAGAATCAGTGCTCCGGTTGAACGTGAATTTGCATCAATGTACATTGTTGATATTTCTGACAAAAGGAATCCGGTTTTAAGTTGTGAAATATATTTTGATCAAGATGCCGTAGATTTTAATGACGGTGACGCTAGTAGTGACCCAATGTATGTTCACTTTCAAGATGGTTATGCGTTTGTCGATCACTTTAGAGTTGATATTCAGGGTTGTGAGGATGCGTATGCCGGTGATGGGGTTGTAGATTCAGCAGAGTTTGCAGCCATTGCGCATCGTTATAATGATTTAGATCATAGCTGCGATGCTAGTCAGTATTTTAGACCTCTTGGCCAAGTGGCAATCCTCGGCGGTTATGATTTTTTCCAAACCGATTACGTGATTGAGTACACTGGTGAGCAGTTGCCTCGCGCACCGACTGGCTTTGTTTCTAACACCGGCAACGGCAGCGGATCAAAATCCGGTAATGATGTTTTTGCGAATTACGGTATCAACGAAAATGGAAATCACGAATCGTCGTGGCGCAGTGCTGATATTGCTGCTGGTGATGTTTTAACGCATGGGGGAGTATCACGAACTGTTGTTAGTGTTAGACAAAACATAGATATGAACGAACAAGGTCTGTGTTTTATTGTTGCTCACGATGAGCCTGATACTACAGCACCATTCGTTTCTGGACATGCTCCTCTTGCTAATGAAACCAATGTACCCGTAGATACGTTTGTTCATATTCATATCCCGGAAACTTTACGATCAGAAACATTAATCGACGCAATTTATTTACGTAATACTGCAACGGGTATCGAGGTTCCAAGCCGCAAGCAATTAAATCACACAGGATTAATATCTATTTGGCCGGACAATGATTTAGACGTTGACGTTAATTACACAGTGAGTTTGAGCGGCATTGAAGATTTCATGGGTAATGCCATGGCTGATTATTCATTTAGTTTTACCACGGGTGATGATCCTATTGCTCCTGTTGATCCTATCGATCCTCCCGACGAGGAACCCACAGCCACCCCTAGTTATGCGGGTGTTCCGTATTACCCTAACCACAGTTCAGAAATGTCGTGTAGCCCTGAGTCTGAATTAAATAATATTGCTGTAGTGAATCCAGATAATCATTCGTTTTCTATCATCGATACTGCATTAGCGGATGAAACTTTCGAGTTTAGTATCGCATCACAAAATGAAATTGTTTATCGTGATGCCGGTATCCCGAACTCAAATTATTTAGAGCCGAGCAGTGTTACTCGAGCGAATGAGTTTTATGTCGTTACGTATCGTGATAGCGACAATATCGTATTCTATAATACTGACGGCACGATTGATCACGAGTATTCAGCACCTTATGGTTCTCAACCAATATCTAGTGTAAGTGACGGTGCGCATTTATATGTCGCATTGTTTAATTCTGGCGATATTTTAAAAATTAATATCGACACAAAATCCACGCAATCACTGAGTTTAGTTAATTTAGATGAGCGAGTAAGTCCACTTCGATTGCGTCCAACGCCGCGCGGCATGGCATTACAAAACGGTCGATTACTCGTGACTCGTTATATCTCAGATGCAGAATACGGCGAGGTTTACGATATCGATACGAGTGATTTAACACTGTCTCGTGTGATTACTGTTAATAAAGTGATCGTGCCGGATGATTTAGATCATGGTACTGGTATCCCCAATTTCTTAAAACAAATTGTATTTTCAGAAGATGGTACTCGAGCTTATATCCCTGCGATAAAACAAAATATTGAAAGCGCTGCTATCGACGATGACAATACGGTAAGGCCAATGCTTGTCACCCTAGATTTAGTCAACAATGTTGATTTATATACAGGCACTACTGATAAATTTGGTACGCATGATTATGACAATAAGGCTGACCCAACTGGCATTACATATCTGGTTGACGGTGAAACACAAGTCGTAACGTTTCGCGGTAATGAGCAAATACTATTGCGTAATCTCTCGCAAAATACAGCGAGTCAGTACAGTGTAGAGTTTGCGGGCACAGGCGCAGCGCCTATTGCAGCTTGTTCTACATTGCGGCACTTGTATGTAAAAAGTTTTACGGATCGTTCAGTAACGGTTTTTGATGTTTCAGATTATTTAGATAGTGGTGATATTGCTATTGATAGTATTTCATTTTCAACAGTTGAGAATGAATTATTAGGCGCAAATGAGCTAGACGGATTGCAGTGGTTTTATACTGCAAAAGTCCCAGAGATGGGACCCGAAGGTTATATGAGCTGCGCATCTTGTCACGCAGAAGGTAGTGCTGATTGGCAAAACTGGGACTTGTCTGGCATGGGTGAGGGTATGCGTAATACGCTCTCGCTTAATGGCACTGGTGGTACACGTTTTGGCAACCTTCATTGGTCGCAAAACTTCGATGAAGTGCAAGACTTTTTAAAGCAAGTCGAAATTTTAAATGGTGGTGTTTGCTTAGGCAGCGATGAGTTAATTAATTCAGAAAACTCTTGTGATACGCCACGAATTTTTCCTAACAATGAAAACCCGCTTAATGTTGTAACGACAGGACGATCGACAAAAATTGATAATATTAATGCGTATATTGCATCGTTAGATAAAGATTCATTGCGAGAAAGTAGTAATAAGCGTGGTGATGGTTCGTTAAGATTAGTGACTAGTGAAGGTAAGCGAGTATTTACAGAACAAGGATGCGCATCGTGCCACTCTGGGGATGCTTACCGAGACGGATTAGCGCATAACACCGGTATGACAAGCGCAGGAGTTGCAACGCAAACACGGACGCCAACACTTATTGGATTGTTTGAAAGCGCGCCGTATTTACACGATGGCCGAGCAGAAACTTTGGCGGATGTATTCACCGAGGGTGTGCCAAGTCATAATTTAAGTGGAACAACCGTTTTTGAGCGATCCGCATTGTTTGAATTTTTAAATCAGTTAGGTCGTGATGAGTTTATTGACGACGATGCGGAATTTGCGGGGGGCGTACAATGAGTATTTTAATACCGCAAACTGCTGATCGCATTGTATTTCAGCAGCAAAATGTTATTAATCTTGCGTCAGTGCGCTCGATCACACTGCTAGCAGATGTATCTGTTAGCGAAATTGATATTTTGCAAGGATCGTTTTTAACAACGTCCGGCAATTTTGGCGCGTCATTTAGGGGCAGCGCTAACGATGGTATTCGTTCGCGCTACAGAACAACGGGCGATGATGCTGAGGTGGAGGCTGTCACAAATGCAGCAGCAAACGATAGCAATAAAATAATCATCACTGTTGATTTAGATACAGGTGAAAAAAATTACTACGGTAATGGCGCGTTAGTAGATACAGTTGATGTGACCGGCGCAAGCTTTGAGAACAATTCATTTAGACTTTTATTGAGCGCATTAACGGGCGACGGGCGTAATATTATTTGGCATGATATTGCAATTTATCTTGATGACGCGTTAACCGCTCAGGATGTTGCTGACTATCAAAATGGATCGTTAGCAACTGAGTTATCGGCACAACCAGATCATCATTATGATTTTGAAGGGGTGGTAGGGGAGCAGGTCACAACGATTACTGATCGTGTGGGCAATAATGATATTGTTTATCTTAGTGGAACAAGCACCGGTAATGATGTCGCTAGATTTTTCGATGCGTTTCCGACAGTTGCGGTTAATGAAACATTTAATATTGATGAGGATTTTACAGCCACTGGCAATGTTTTAGATAATGATACTGACGGTGACGAAACGTTAACAGTAGAGTCGTTTGAGTGGGATGGTATAAGCTACGCTGCTGACATTACTGCTACGATTGCGGGCGTAGGCTCACTAACAATAAACATTGATGGCGGGTACTTATTTACTCCTGCGCAGGATTATAACGGTGCATTCCCGCTCGCGACTTATACAACAAATACGGGCGCAACAGCATCGCTCACAGGCACGATAAATCCCGTTGAAGACCCACCGCCGCCTACGGCAGGCTACACACAATTATTAGTTGCTGATGCTGATCAATTAAGTTCAAGCGAGTTTTTCTCACAGCAAAACGTTGCGTTTGCTGATGAGTCAGTCATACAAATTTTAGGTGATGAGCAATCAGTTTTGAGTCAAGTTGTGCTCACTCCTGATCTAAAGTTTTTAGATTTTAACGGCGGGGCGGCACCGCAGAGTGTTCTTTTTTGGCAGCCGGGTGATGCGCAGTGGTCGGTCATTGATTATAGTAATTCTGAATTTCTTGTGTTGTCGCTCGCTAACCCTGCGCGCGATCAGGCTGTTGCCCTGGGTTTGCCCATGGATTACGAGTTGCCCCTGGGGCAGTTTTCGGGTCAGTACGATTCGCTTGAGTTTGACGTTGTTGGCGATACATTTCCCGCGTCTGAGATTGTTTACAGCTCAGATAGTAATAGTATATTTTGGGCTTCGCCCGTATTGGGTGATCATGGCATTTTTGTTAATGCGATCAAAAACGGTAGTGTGGTGGCAAGCGATTCGTTTTGGATCACTGTAAAACCGGCATCGTCAGTTCTGTCGTTTGTGATGCAAAACGATGTCGGCTTGGCGTATCAAGATTATCAATTTCAAGTTTCTGTCGACAGTAGTTACCGCGGTGATCAGCTATATAATTCTGTCGTGACGACTGATCAGCGTGGCGTTATTGCGTTAGATGTTGCCGTGCCCTCCGGTTCGGCCGTGTATATCTCGACGCGTAATGTTGCTACTGACGAGTTAAAAATCTGGCGGGCTTTTACGTCGTAGTTTTTTGGTGTTTTCGTGTTCCTGAGGCAAGGATGCCTTCTTATTTTTTTCCTCATCGTCTGTATAGACTTTCCTTCAAGTTCAGTATTCATGCGTATTTCATTGACATGACCCTCAAATAAGAGTATATCTAGGAAATTATTTAAAATAAGATAATTACCTTTATGTATAAAAACCAATATTACCCCGCGCCCAGTGGTGCGCAGGGTGCGCCTCCCTTTACAAAATCAGAGTTAAGGCACGCTGTGATGGTGGCTAATGGCTCCGGTAGAACGCCTGAGCGGGATGCTGCTTTAATTCTTTGTTCTGCAACTATGGGTCTGCGCGTTACTGAGATAGCGTACCTCGAAATTCGCCATATAATCGCTGAGGACGGCAGTTATTTGTTAGAAGGTTGGTTGCCTGGGGAGTTTTCAAAATCCGGTAAATCGGCTGCCATCTTCCCCGTAAATAAAAAATTCCAAGCGGCTCTTGATGTTTACTTGGCTAAGCGTATCGAGAAGCGCCATATGGCCAGTAGTGACCCATCAAAATATCGTGGCTTGCGGCCAGATAGTAAGGTTTTTTTGACTGAGACGGGTAGAAAATTTGCCATGGCTGTTAAAAAGCGAACCAAGATTGAAGGCAAAAAAGAGGTCGTCACTGAGTATAAAGCATGTGATGTTTTGGAGAGGGCTTTTAAGCGTTTTTATATTCGTGCTTTCGGTGAGAAAACTGAATTTTCTAGTCACTCTGGGCGAAAATATTTTGCTTTGCACCTGGCAAGGCTTGTTGAAAAACGCGGTGAAGAGTGTGAAGGTTATGATGATGTTGTGACGCTTATGCGTAGTCATAATTTAACAGCTATTCAGCCATACCTAATCCCTACCAAGGATGAGATAATGAAAGAAATTAAGGGGGGTGCGTAAGTGTCGAATAAAAAAAATACTCATGGTGGTGCTCGTGAAGGGGCGGGAGCAAAACCGAAAGATTTTGTTAAAAAGTCGGTAACAATCAGACTCTATCCTGATGACAAAAAGCGCTTAGATTCTCTGTCAGAGAAATTCGGCTACTCTCAGTCAGACATAGTTGCATACGCTATAAAAAAACTAAAGAAAATGCCTAAAAAATTATAATAAATATTTGATTTACGTATTGCGTTAAATCAAAATAAAGGTATAATGTATTTCAAGAGTTAAGGAATGGCCGAAGCTCCGAAATTTCACACAAAGGTGGATAAAATGTTAAAAAATACAAAAGAAAAAATGCTAAATCACGCGCAAACACTAAAGCCAGGCTCAGATAGGGCCCGGTGTTATCATATTGCTAATCTTGCAGCAGGTAGCAGCATCGCTGAAGCGTTGGAAAATGATCATCATTCTTTAGACGGCTCGCGCAGGGCTGCTGTTTTAATGTGTGAAGCTGGAGCCGCAACGCACGATCTTGTAAATGGTGAGCATTGCTACGGTATATTTACGTTTGAGGATGGCTCGAAAATGGGCAAAAAGGTAGGCGCTTAATATGAATGTTGAAATAGAAACAAAGTCATACAATGAAAAAAGATACGGCAAGCCCTATATTGGAATTATAAATTTTTCTAATAGTTCTGAGGGTGAGATTTCCTGGGGAAAATTTATTGGCACTGAAGGCTACGAGGGTTTGCTTAGTATCGAAGCAGAAAGTGGTGACGTATTAATTAGGGGTCAAAAAGACAATCGCGGCAGCAATTCCTCCCCCCGATATTATCGGCTCAATAGCGATGGAGAGTTAATTGATATCGGTTACAACAAGCTTGACGCTTATAAAGCATCTAAAGACAAAGTAAGCATGGGCGTTGACGCTCTTATAGTTGAGCGTGAAAAGCTTCTGTTGCGAATCGCTAAGATAGATGAGCTTATTTCTAATGACTAAAGCAAGAAAAAACAATGTCACCGGCCTCAAAGGATTGAGCATCGGAAAGACAAGAAATGATCGTGGGCATGTCCTAAGCCGATATAGTATTAATTACAAAAATGCCGATGGCGTCCCTGCCTGCCATTCTTTTTATTTTGGTGTGAATACTCCCCAAAAAGGCGCATTTAACGCTGCGTGTGACTTTCTTGAAGAATTGAATAACGAAAATCTGAGTATGCGCAAGCGTAATAAAGTATATGCCGATTACGATCACGAGAATCTTGTATGAGATATATTTTGATTAAGTGTAAGAAGCTAAAGCTGCTTATAAATGAGGGTTTGCATATGCAGTCCTTGCTCGATAATTTGAAAGAAATCGAGTTGCTAGAGAAAAAGGTTAGCTCGTTTTATAGTAACATGCTCAATGCTAGCGATGATGATGCTAGGTCTATAGCGAATGAAGTAGAAAACCTAACTTCAAAAATCGGTTATAAAATAATTGGTGTCCCTTTTTCTAATCATGATGCAGAGCTTTATGCGCTCGATAAGCGTCTTGATTACGAAGAGTTGATGTTAGAATAAACTTGCAGGAAAAAATATGCTTTGGTGGATGTGGTCAATAAAGAAGGTTATGTTTATCAAGAATGATGTTTTGCAATTCGAGTCTGTGCCTCGCCGCAACCCTTTGTCGCTTTTGTTTGTTGCCTGGGTTTGGCGTATGAAAGATGATTTGAACACCACTGAAATAGTGGATTTTAGTTAAAGGTAAATATAGCCATGAACGACATTAAAATGATGGAGCCGATACGCCTAAGGCAAGGGGTGGTTTTAACAGGCCAAATTGTTTATGAGGGGCTTTTTCAGATTGTTTCACGTTTTGATGTTGCCAGTAAAGGTGGCATGTGCAAGATTGTTAGATCGATGACGTACGACTCAGAACACCACCCCATGGGTGAGTCAGCAGCTCTTCCTTACGGCATGGTTTGCCATGCTTTCCAGCAATTTAGAATAGTACCTGTAAACTGAAGGAAAAATTTAGTTTATGGTTGTGAATGCGTAGGCTGATACGCTAAAAACATAAGGCTAATATTGAGTTTCGGCGGTTGAAGCATTTGGTTGCGACATAAGCGCGAATAGATAGAAGTTAAGCTGGGGATCAGTACCGGCCGCAACCGCCATTTAAATTTACAGGAAAAAATATGAATAGATTATTGTTGGCGTCATGCTTTCTTTTTTTCTCGTTATTTTCTAGCGCTAGCGAGAAAGAAGAAGCGATAAGCCTTATTGAGCATTCTGCTAAAGTTGTTGGCGCATATACAGCGGGTTATGTGAGTGCGATTGATTGCATGGAAGAAAAAGCGAGAAATGAATGTTTGAATTTGTTACCTGATTCAACTCGGAAGTATCTTTTTGATGATTGGGAATAATTACTTTTTAATCGACTCGATAAAGTCAGACCACGCTTGCATCATCTCTACACGCTGCGCGATATGTTTTGTGCGGTTGTAGGCTCTGCCGTTGGGGTCTTTAACGCTATGCGCAAGTTGGTGTTCAATCAGGTGAGCAGGGTATTCTAGCTCTTCATCTAAAAGTGTTCTTGCTGATGCGCGAAAGCCGTGGGGGGTCTGGGTGTCATTATCGAACCCCATGGTTCTCAGTGCCGCTCTGAGTGCGTTTTCGCTCATCGGCCGACCATCCATTCTCGCGCTGGGGAACACGTATTTAATCTCTCGTGTGATATCTAATTCAAGATATTCTTTAAAAATCGATAGCGCTTGCGTTGATAGCGGGATGATGTGGTCATTATCCATTTTCATTTTTTCGGCGGGTATCTCTATGCGATTCTCTGCCCAGTTGATCTCGTTTTTTTCGAGATAGCGCAATTCGCGGGGGCGGCAAAAAAGCATGGGCTGCAATTTAAGTGCTGTTTTAACAATGATCGAGCCCTGGTATTCGTCAATCGCTTGGAGCAGTTTGCCGAATGCTTTTTTCTCAGTGATCGCGGCAAAGTGCTTGGGCTTGGGTGGTTTCTTGAGTGCGTCTTTAATGAGTGTGCTGGGGTCGGCGTAACAAAGCTGGCAAGCAATCGCGTAGCGAAATATTTGCCCGGCGTACAGGTTGGCGCGCTTGGCGGTCACGATGGCCCCGCGATTCTCGATAATGCGAATGGTCTCAAGCAGTCTTGCGGGGTTGGTAGATAGCGTGTCGATATCTTCCCCCGCGAGTTCGGGTATTAAATCCCGTCGCACAATGCGCTCTAATCGCGCTCTGTTCGATTCTGACATAGGGGATAGTTGCGCAAGCCAAGTCTCGGCAAATTCGCCGAAGGGCTTTATCTGCTTGCGAATTGGGCGTGGGTCTATGCCTTGTCTTAATTTCTCTCTGTCTTCATCCCTGCGGTTGCGGGCTTCTGTGAGCGTGACTTCTGGGTAAAGCCCGTAGGATCGCTTCTTCTCGCTGCCGTCGATTCGATACTTAAAGTGCCAGCTCATCACGCCCGTTTTTTTGACGAGCAAGTAAAGCCCCTTTTCATCTGCTTTTTTGTAGTCCCTTTCTTTCGGTGCAAGCGCCCGTATTGCCTTGAGAGTTAGTGCCATAGTGTAAATTTTGGGGGCTTTTTAAATCGCGAATATTCAGAGCCCCCAAAAAAGCCCCGCTGTAATGTGTAATTGTGGGTAACAATGTATAACTAAACGGGGGAGAGAATCAAGAAAAAGCCCCTAAAATAGGGGCTTTGAGTAACGTTGAGTAATGTTGTGCAACGTTAAATGGCGGAGAGGCAGGGAT